CCTCTTTTTGTACTTCTAACTTGCGAATCATATGATTACGACGAATCTGTTGAAAATCATTGTACCCATGTGCCAATATATACAAACACCAAAATAATGAGTCCCTTTTATTTGGAGTAATTGTATCATATACCGTTTCTTTTTTTGTGAATGACACGTCCAAATTATTTCCAGTCTTTTCGATTAATGAGGTTATGCGCAATTCACTGTTATTTAACATTTTGTCACCAGTTAACATATACGGTTGTAAACTTGAAATTATTTGTGACAATTCAATTGGTGGATTGTCATAAAAAAAAATTTGATTGCAAAATTCAGACATTTATCTTACTATACTTGTTACATAATACCAGATGATTATCTTTATTTCCTTTTTGATACACACTTAATTCGTTAACGATGTGTAATTTTCGATCGATTCGACGGTTAATGTATTTTTAAATTCATCTTTTTGATATTCTATGGTTTGGAATGTTTCATTTTGATCGTCAATATAATCTACGTATTTTGTTAACTCTTCAACTACATCTTCTTCTAAAAATGACATATTTATGAATATACCACTCTTATTCTCATTCAGTTTACATAAGTTTTTAGACAATATCTTTAAAATCTCAACTTGATGAAACTTATTTAGAGTTTCTATCTTTGTTTTTAATGCTTCTAGTTTGTTTACGTCTATCATCGCCATACTAATTAGTAAAATATATAGGCATCACTTTATACCCTTTGGCTATTTTCAAAAATACTATTATATATTTCCACGTACCAAGTCTAGAATATATTGTTCTCGTTCGCGATTTATATAATGAGATGCTCTTTGGTTGCTTGAAGTTCTGTTTCTAAATTGGAAATATGTTCTTCCATTTCTTTTATTTTTTCATCCTTATCCATTACGATACTATACATAATAAAAAATATTTATATAATTTTTATTATAATTGTTTCAAAAAACGGCGTTTTAAATCTTCAAGGGTGTAATTCGCAATCTACTTCGCAAAATATCCACATATGGATGTTCTGCCCTCCATGGTCCGTGTGGTCTATTACCGCTACGTCTATTTCTTGCAAACTATTTTTCAACTAGTTCACATCCTGATATTTCCCTTGTCTAAAATCACTTCTTTGAGAACATTACTTATTATTTTATTATCATATCGTTCACCTTCCTCTCTACCATAGCCACCCAACGACACTTTTGAATACTCGAAAAATTTGTCACATTCGGGCGTATCTAACACGTCATATTGTGGATTTTCTTGTATCCATGAATGAACTTGATTTTTATTCTTATTCGCAACTATCTTTACGGCCTTTCTCAAATGGCTTTTAGTTTCATCTTCTTTCGACCATACATCAGAATCTTTTACATAAACCGTTTCTCGTTTCAAATCAGTACAGTGGATTGGTCTTATGTGGGGATGCATATCACGGATACGCTCTAACATAATATCCGATATTCCTCTCACATATCCTACTTCTCCTGTTTTAATAAAATCATTTACCGATAATACGATTGACTGAATGAAATCATTTAGGTTTATAGCATCTTTACATGTCTCATTCAAAAACACATTGAGATTGAATTTATTGTTTGTTGTATTATTGATTGTATTGTTTGTATTGTTTGTCGTATTTCCAACATTCTTTGATAACTCTATTATTGTATCTTGCTGTTCAGTCATTCGCTTATGTTGATCTATCATCAATTCCTTGAATTCTTGGTTCTGCTTCAGTAACTCTATTACTAAGGAGGAATCTACTGGTGGTGGGACTTGTGTTTCTTCTTGTACTACTCCTTTACACTTCTGTTTGTGGTACCAAAAACTATTACGTGCAGTATATATTTTACCACATTCACATTCAAACTTATTGATATGAACTAAATCTGTTCTATTAGTTCCGTTTGTTCTAAATTTATGTTTTGCAGTGGTTAAATGTCTGTCGTATTGACTTTTTCTGCACGTAGTATAATGACATTGTTTACATTCATAATTAGAGGAACTAATATGTACCTTATTCATTCTAAATAATCTATACTTTTAGAACAGATTTAGTTCCTAAACATCCTCCGTATTAATATACTTGCAAATTTTATGCTAATACAATTTTCACCATAAATTTCAAAATTACTGCAATATCCTCATAAACACATTTTTATAAACATGTTTTAACAAAACTATCTCGGCCATATCAAAAAAGGACATTTATAAATGTCCAATTCTATTTAGTTAAGCCACTTATTTTTGTGTATTTTCTTTGACTATCGATAATATTTTTTATCACGTTCATTTTGTTCTAGTCGTTTTTAGTCGCCTCCATTTCCAGCCATTCTTTATCTTTTTCTAATAATTGTATTATGTTGTTCAATCATCATTTCCTTGAATTCTTGATTCTGTTTCAATAATTTGATTACCAATGATGAATCTACTGGATTTGATATAATTGCGACTGGCTCTGGTGGTATGCCCTTACAATTCTGTTTATGATACCATAAACTATTACGTGCTTTATATTCCTTACCACAATCACATCTATATTTTTCGGCATTTTTCGGCATTTTTCGGCGTTCTATTTGTTCTATTTATGTGTTTTGCAGTTATCATATGTTTATCTAAGTTACCGAGTTTACTGCAACTAACGTTTCGTTTTCACATGTAAATAGTTTGGCATGTATTGGCATTTTCTGTTCTATATCACTAGAACCGAAAAAATGCCTACATACTTTCCACATTAATATACTTTTTTTTATGCAAACAATCCATTTACAAACAATTCACATAAATACTGCAATATGCTATATAGCGTATTTTTATACTACTTGATTGCAAAACTATAATCCCCAAATGAAAAACGGACATTTATTTATGTCCAATTCTATTTAGTTAAACCACTTATTTTTGTGTATTTTCTTTGACTATAGTATAACTATGGTTGAATATAAGAGTATGAATCTTTCAACTAGAAAGATCATCAAGAACGGACAAACATACACTATATATGATTTACCGTCAGATGATTTACCGATTTATCGAGGTGATACACGATTATACAATGATTATAATAAACCCACTGGTAGTCCTGTAAAAGGACAGGAACCGATGGTTGATACATTTTTGAAAAATAATAACTTTTTTACTTTATTTCCAGACGAAGCTGAAATATACGGGGTACCTTATCGATATAAGAGAACAACCCCATTGGAATTGTTGGCTATAGACAAACATTCCGAAAATAATGAATTTTATAAGAACGCACCTAGCAAGATCCAAATTATATTAAAAAACAACTATGGATGGAATTCTAATAAACGAGATTCAAATGGACTAAAAGACGATGAAGTAGCCAGATACATATGTGAGGATTTAAAACTAGATGGATATGCATCCGAACCAATGGAAAGTGTGGACAGTATACCACCCCTACCTTCTGAAATTTTGATTTGTAATAGTCGCACAAAGGTTGGTTCTCCCGTACAAGTAAAAGATATTATGAAAAAGTCTATTGAAATCCATATGTCTGACTATGATACACGTTTAGCAAACGATAACAGAGATGTAAAGGCATTAGTTGGTCCTCCTGGTTCTCCTGGTTCTCCAGTGGGTTATAATGATGGTAAGAAACTGTTCGGTTCTTCTCCTGGTTCTCCAGTGGGTAAGAATTTGGCCACTGATTTCAATGGAGGGAAACATAAAACAAACAAAAAGAGAAAAACAAACAAAAAGAGAAAAACAAACAAAAAGAGAAAAACAAACAAAAAGAGAAAAACAAACAAAAATGCCAATAAATAAGTTACCTTTCGCGCTTATTCAAACCTTGCGATTATGTAATTCAGAAGGTTGAATAGATTTTATTCGATTGTCGTGATAATATTTTTTATCACGTTCATTTTGTTCTAGTCGTTTTTTAGTCGCCTCCCTTTCCAACCATTCTTTGTCTTTTTCTAATAATTGTATGGCTTTTTGAGTCGTATTTTCATATTTTAGTTTTGCAGGTAAACTTTGTTGATATTTATTGTATTCCTTAATATCTTCTTCATGTTGTTCTATCATAATCGTATGGTATATTGGGTCAACTCCACTTAAATCCAGTGGCATTACCCCCTTATACCCATCAATAATTATTGGTTTCATATTTATCACGGGTTATTTAGAATCTAACCGAATCAATTTTAGGTAGAACAATTGAAATTCTCTAACCATAATATATACATATGATATCACCCAAAAAAGTAGGTGAGGGTAGTTATGGATGCGTTCATAATCCTCCATTGAAATGTAAAAATAAACCGTATAATTCTGACACTAATAAGGTATCTAAAATATTAACACGAAAACATGCGAATAGTGAATTAAAAGAATTTAAATTAATCCAAGAAGCAGATAAAAAAGAAGATTTTCATTTAGGGAAACCAGGGTCGTGTTTCCCGGATACAAATCTAGATAATAAATTTGGAATTGATGAATGTAACCGATTTGATAGTAATGATATTGATAAATATAAATTATTATTATTAAAAAATGGCGGTAAAGACTTATCGGCAATAGAGGATAAATTTAGTTCATTAAAACCAAACAATGCGAACAGACGTATTTTGGAACATTTTTGGTTGGACATGAGTCGTATAATTTACGGGTCAAATGTCTTAATTAGCAACGGCATAGTTCATCATGATTTAAAGCAACAAAATATAGTGTACAATGAAGAAACTGGACGCGTAAATTTTATTGATTTTGGATTAATGACAACTACCAAAAAAATGATAAAGGATGCGAATGGTTCTCGGTATTCATATGGTGCTCATTGGTCGTTTCCGCCCGAAATAGTACTATATAATTATTTTCAATATAATAAACTCACTAGAAATGAACCTCAATCTAGAAGAGTAGACATTGGAGACGTATTTAAACCATATACTGATATTTTTAATTATGTAAAATATTACATGGTAGAATCCGATCGCGAAGATGTGCATCATTTTAAAAAGAGATGCTCGTTAGATTTTTATAACATGTGCATAAGTTTAAAAAAAGGAGATACTGAATATGCCAACTTTTTAAATAAATCATTCGAAACATTTGATAACTTTGCGATAGGGTTCAGTTTATTCTCTATATTGAAAAACACAAAATTTGGTATAGATAAAAAATTAAAAAACGATTTACGAGAACTATTTAAAAGTATGATGCATTTTAATGTATTTGAACGCCCGTCTCCTAGTGAGGTTGTAGACAAATATGAAAATATTTTAAAAAGTAACGGACTGTTAGAAAAATATCAAATGAGATTTGAAGACCATTTGTTGGTCGACGGAAACGAGCAAACGCATGAAGAACAACATATTGAAAAACTACCAAAGAGCGTTAAGAAATTTATAGATTATTTAGTTTTAAAATGCCCTGATGGAAAAGAACGCAATCCAAAATCGAAACGATGTATAATTAAATGTCCGGATGGAAAAGAACGTAATCCAAAAACAAGACGATGTGTAAATAAACACAATAAAACACAAAAAAATAAATTAGATCCTGAACGCACTATAACAGACCCAGTTAAAATTATATATTCCGACGTTCGAAAAAATCGTTCTATCAAAAAAGTAAAAGTATGTGGTAAAGGAAGAGAATACAATCCGTTGACTAAACGATGTAAGGTGGTATGCAAAGATGGTTATTCACGTGATAAAGAATTCAAATGTAAAAAAGATAAGAAATAAATTTTACGTGTAATTTTTACAAACATATAGATATGTTTGTAAAATCATGTTATGTCAAATGTTTATTGAGATTCCTCTTCAGTTTCTTCGTCATCCTCTGACTTCACATCCGGTTCTTCTTCATCCTCTGACTTCACATGGGTTTCTTCTTCATCCTCTGACTTCACATCCGGTTCTTCTTCATCCTCTGACTTCACATCCGGTTCTTCTTCATCCTCTGACTTCACATGGGTTTCTTCTTCATCCTCTGACTTCACATGNGTTTCTTNTTCATCCTCTGACTTCACATGAGTTTCTTTTTCATCCTCTGACTTCACATGAGTTTCTTTTTCATCCTCTGACTTCACATGAGTTTCTTTTTCACATTGTTTTATATGAGAATTAAAATGTATTTTATCATCAATTGATTCAATAGGTTTTGTATTATTAGAACGAATAAATACATTTTCAGAAATTGTGGATTGAGTATTATTTGCGTGCACCGTAAATACAAGTTGTGATGGTGGAGGTTTATTATTCACCGATTTAGGTTGACTGGACTGTGGAGAATCAAGTGAAGGTACAATTCGGCGATTAATTCCATTTCGAATAAAAAAATTAACCATATTATATTTCTATATCATGTAAACTTAAATTTATTTTCACAATAAAGCGAATATACTAAATGATTGGCTATTCGTCAATGCGCAATTGATTTTTTGGTGGTTTGGTTAGATTATTGTTAAATAATGTACCAATGGCGCAAATATATGGGTCGTTCAATTCGAAACGAATTCCGATAATAGTAGCCTTAATTGTATCATTTTCTTTAATATTAGAGAAAGATTTGTTATTGAAATGATGATCTCTTGCGATAAAGATAGTTATAGGTGAATTACCATCTTTATCGTTAACTTCGGCATGTATACCAGCCTTGGTTACCGTTTTAATAACACATTCAACATCGAGCCCTTCTACTGGATGACATACCATACATTCAAATACAGTCTGAAATACTATATTGTCATTATTCACTGTACCCGCTGAATAACTAACAACGCGTACAGAGTTCGGTTTAATATACCCTTCTTGGATACACTTGCCTTCTACATTATTGGATATACTTCGTTCTAAATTCCGTTTTATGTTTTGTCCGACTTGATCTATTGATAAGAATACTTTTGTAGTAATCATTTCAAGATTATAAACATTGGAGGTAGTTTTTTCATTGGTTTTATTCATGCTATTCACTAATATAGTAAGATATTATGTTTTATGTAGTTTCATAATAAAATATAGCAAATTCAATTTTCTATTTGGATGGTCGGATTACCGAGTAGGATAACAAAAGAATGTGTTGCGTTTACTATCTTTATCATAAGAAACCATATCAAATAACCATCGTTTTTGTTTATAATTATCTCTATTTAACTTACGAAACAATAATTCATATAAAATACAATATTGATGTTCCGTTATTCCTGTCGAATCCGCAATAAGCGTAATTGGTAATTTATTAATTTTTTTAATAATTGCATCTTTTGAACTACAGTTAAATCCCGATCCGGTTGTATTGTTTTCGCGTGTCTTGAATACTATATTATTTTTCTTATCCGCTGCCATAAATCCATATATAGAAGTATGTACGTTAGAGTGGTTGGTTACTACAAAGTTGTTTATTTCGTTCTTATATTGTATACGAGTATCTCGTTCGACCTTACTCCATATGGGTGAATGATCGGCATTAAATGTATATATTTGAATACGCTCGGTACTGTCAGATGAAATGTCAAAGAGAATAATGACATTATCCGTATCATTTATGTATCTTTGGAAATATGATTTAATGATTTTTTCGTCGTTGGAAAGTTGTGTATCAGATTTAAAAATGTGGTTAATCACGGTAACCTTATCAACTATTGATAATGTATCAATATAATGTTCTATGATGAAATCATATATTTGTGATTCGGTAAAATCGTTGGCTTGTAAAATGTGCGTTACTTTCCGGTAACTATTATACCAATTGACAATCTCTTTGATTTTTCGTTTTTTACTAGGGATGGGCGTAATTTCAGTATCATTACCGTCATCGTTAATCTGTGTGTTTATATCTAGAGTAGCAGAAAGAATATTTTGGGTTAGCGTCGATATTATTTCAGAATAGGATTTCTTCTCTTCTATAATATTATCCATCTCTTGCTCTATGATTGTGTTATTTGACATTGTTTTAGTTGGTAGTTCAAGTTCGAGTGATTTACGTTTATATGGTATTGGAATAGATCGTTCAATAAGGGATGTATATTCATCCGTAATTTCCATAGGTTGAAATACATAATATTCGCCTTTATTGATTAGATAGCCGTTTCTTCCGTACTTATCTACAATAATTTCATTTTTATTACCAACAAATCGCGTGATAGCGAAATCAATTTGTTCTTTTGGAAATTTCTTAACAACATTAATAGAATTAATAAAATCGTCTCGTTTATAAAAAAACTGCTCTTTAAATAATTGTCTTATGCGCTTGACAATTGATGAAAAGCCAATACGCGCGTATTCCTCACTATATGTATTTTGTGTAACGTCGTCCGAGTTAATAGTTGCATTGGGATAACATTTAAAATTACAGTCTTCCATATAATCGCAAATAGCAGTAAACGGTTTATCGCCAATTTTAAAAGGAGTATCTTCTTTCGGGTTACTAGAAAGTTTGATAGTAATATCTTGATTTCCGGCTTCTTCTAGTAATTGGTCGATAGTAAAGTTTGTTTGACCGATATTTAACTGACAATCAACTGATATTTCTTTCATTAATCGAGTTACGTTTCCAATTAAAGATGCCTTTTTCTCGGCGAATCGATACACATACAAGTCGGCATGTTCGGTATCATTTGAAGGTGTAGTACCGTGTAAATATATTTCAACATTGCGTTGTTCAAATGGTAACCCACAATGACTTAAATTACGAACGCCTCTACCGATAATTTGTTCGGGTCTATTCATATTGTACCATGGCTCCATGATATGTACTTGTCTAACATTTTTGAAATCGAGTCCTTCTGCGGCCGCCTTTGTAATTAGTATAACTTTTACATTTTCACCATTTTTATTTTCAGGATTTGTAATGTATTTAATATCGGACAAATTATCAGGTGAAAAAAGTTTATCGCCCGTAATCATAACGTATTTTGCGGGTTTAAATTCGTCAATATTCGTAAACGTTGATTTCGGTTTCATCGATAGTGAATCAATTGGTTCTGTAGGTGGTTCTGAAAATAATGATTTGGTATTATATGCACTTCCATATCTAGAAAACCCCATTTCTTCCAATGCTAGTGCGAATGGCACTACACCACCATCAATATACTGTGAATACACAATGACGACACCGGTGGAATTAATTATTGTCTTGCATATTGAAGATATTTTTCCACTATATTTTGAGATATTAGAAGGACTGAAAATGCGACCATATTTTTCAAGTGTACTGGGTTTGTATGCGAAGTTGTGTCTACTATTATCCGTAGTTTGGTAAGTTACTACATTCATAAGACCATTTTTACCCACCATTCGTTTGACAATGTCTTCGGGGTTCATTGTATTTTTGATTCCATTTATCACATTGTCTAATTCCGTATTCGGATAGACTATATCGAGTGATTGCAGTGGACGTTCCAATTGTGTATACCCAAATGACTCCATATTAGCAAATGTGGGTAATTGTGTCATAGAGTCCACCTTAATGCTGGTCTTTTTATTCATAAAGAGCGTATCAATAATAAACTTATACCCATTTGATTGGTATTCGCCAATATCAGTAGTATATATCGGTATATGTTGTAATGGGGTTTCAATCTCTTTTCCATTCATTTGTTTCGAAGGATAGTTATCTATATCTAATGCGCGGGTAGTATCAAACGTCTCGGGATAAATACGGTATGGAAACGAATATGGATTTTCTCCTCTTACAAATGATACATATCCAGTTAGTTTTCGCATTAATAGTTCTCTCCCTCCCTCGAGTTGACTATCTTCCGCTTGTATTATGAATTTGCCGTTCTTATCAAATATGTCTGATTCAGATATAACACTTCGTCCATCATTCGCATTCATTAGATTAGTTAGCCAAATTATTTCTTTATAACTGTTATACATTGGCGTTGCCGATAATAATAGAAATCGCATATTATTCGTATATCGGCATAACTTGAGTAACAAACTAGATGTTTTTTTTTTGTCCTTATTATCATCACCTTGTCGAATATTATGTACTTCATCAATAATAATCAAACGATTGTCAAAGTACTTCTTAATGCGCTTGCGTTTGAATTGTTTACGCTGTTGTTGCGTATAGGAAACGCCCTCTGGAATAGAAGTTTTCTTTTGTATATAATGCGCCAATTCAGTGTAACCAACAAATGAATAATATTTATTAATAATGGAGTTGACAAATGAAATAATTTTCTCTTTCGTGATACCCTTTAAATTTGTTGGGTTCACTTCCTTTAAAAGTGAATTTCCAACACATGAATCTATATTCCATATTTCGCCATCTAGTTTTAATTTCCGTTCATCGAATAATTGAAGTCGAAAATTATTCTGAACGTTAGGAGATGCGACAATAAGTATTTTTTGTGCCACACCAACCTGTTTCATGAAAGAGCGCATTTCTTCTGCGATTCCAATAGCACTACATGTCTTTCCTGTACCTAATCCATGGTATAATAATAATGAATTATATGGAGTTTGTAACGAAAGAAAATTTTTAACAAACATTTGATGTGGTAACAACTCGAAATCTGCGTTACATAATAATTCAGATTGTTTTTTAATATCTTTAATTGTGCCGTCATATTGAGTATCATTAAATTCTTTATGTAATGCGATTTTTCTACTGAAGTCCGGGTCGTTTATGTCGGGGTAAAGGAAATCATAGGTATTTTCTATCTTACTATTTTCATGTTCTATTTTCTCTTTGTTAAACAGGAATTCATTATATTCTTTTGAATCCATGTCTTCAGGTTCTATACCTATTTTGTCTTGTAACTCCTGGACGTCGTCTGATATGTTGATTTCCATATTAGGTAATTTATCCACAGTAGTCGGTTCTTTTTCTATAGGGGCTTCAACTGTAGATTTCGTATCAGGTGATGATTTTGTTTCGACGGTAGGTTCTGTATCGGGTGATGATTTTGTTTCGACGGTAGGTTCTGTATCGGGTGATGATTTTGTTTCGACGGTAGGTTCTGTTTCGGGTGATGGTTTGGTTTCGACAGTAGGTTCTGTATCGGGTGATGGTTTGGTTTCAATGTCGGTTCCATTTGATGATGAATTACGTTGTGTATTTTCCAGGAATACAATGTAGTGAATTAGATCATTTGATAAACGTATACCATTTACTTCGTTTTTATGAAGATTTCGTTCTTCACCAATTAAATCAGAAACCATGTTTCGTAAATCACCTGTTTTTAATTGTCGTTTCTTAAATAATTCGGTTAGTTCATTCAATCTTGCAACATCTTGCGATGAAGTTGGTACAAAGTCAACCTTAGTCTTATTTGGAACGCACTTATTTGTAATTTTATCACGTCGTTCCCCAGTAGGGCATCGTTTACGAGTAGTATTTTTAGGTATATCTTTGTTTTTCTTTGTATCACTCATAATACTATTTGGTTTTTAAAATATATATATATAAATTTGCATATATATATATTTTGTCGATATGACTAATATGCCAATAGCGTAATATTATTGGTCAGCATATTATGTATTTTAGTTAGCATATTTTGTTTTTCTAAATTATAACTTCGTATGGATTCTATACATCCATCAAACGTTTTCCATTCCATTTTACTAACTTCCGATAATTCATAATTATCCATCTTCATCGATTTGTCGTAATCGATATAGGTTACAAAATATTTATGTTTATATGACTTATAATTTGAACCTGTAAAAATTTCGTCAAATGGAATAATATTCGAAATAATTTGAATATTAGATTTATCAAATCCCGTCTCTTCTGTAAATTCTCTAACAGCACAATCAATGTCGTTTTCATTAAAGTTGCGTCTTCCTTTTGGAAATCCCCATTCCGGTTCATCCCAGGTCGATATAGTATTGCTTTTATTAATAAGATCATTTAATGTGTATGTGCCAATTTTATCATGTATTCCATTTCGAAGTTGAGTAAATTTGATTCTAGAAGTATTTTCTTCGGATTTGTATTGGTTCGATATACTATTTTCCCCCCATATACCAGTCCAAATATCATTAAACGACCAGTGTATTAGTTGGTCTTTTTCATACTTTGTCATTTGTGTCAGCATATTCATAATATAATCCTTATTGGTTGGGGAATATTTACCTCTCATAAAATCAATGAATCCAAGAGTGTCTTTCCTACGAATCATTAAATATTCAATATTGTTGGCGCGAATGTCTTTACGATATAAAATAATTCCTAAACTGGTAATGGGTAATTTGCATTGATTATAGTTATGTCCTCTTTTTCCACAGTTATTACAATAATTATCTGCCATATTCTTGTATACCCTACCGGATAATCTTTACACCCTTTTTTCAAAAATACAATTTGTTCGCGTTGAAAATGTAGGTTAGCCCATTGATGTTCGATTTGTAGAAAATAAATATTACTAACGTTTATACGAAATGATTTTCGACCCGGATATATGGGGGCCTCACTATTGGTTTTTTTTACATACGATAGCCGAATCTTACCCCAAAACTCCAAATGATGTTACAAAACGAAAATATTATGATTTTATCCAAAATATGCCGTTATTTATACCTATAGAAGAAATGGGAAACAAGTTTAGTGAAATGTTAGATAGGTATCCAGTGTCTCCTTATTTGGATAATCGTGACTCGTTTGTGAGATGGGTGCATTTTATTCACAATAAATTCAATGTGTTGTTAGGAAAAAAAGAAATAACGTTACCACAAGCATTAGATAATTATCGAAACGAGTATAAGCCAAAACCAGTGCGTTTGAGTGAAAAACTAAATCTCAAAAAACATTATATACATTTAGCAGTAATATTGACATGTGTATTTTTGATTTATCTCTATTATGAATAGTGTAATGAATGAAAATGTATACAGACAATATAAGAAGAAACAATAAAATAATGCGATTTGAATTGGTGATAATATTAATAGCAGGATTTTTAATGGGTAATATTTACACTGACGGTAAATACATGGCTATGTTAGTTTCATGGAAGAAATATTATCAAATGGCCGGAATCGCATTTGGTGCACTTACTCTCTATATATTATTCAAACGTAATCCATTGCGTGCTAGAGAAATAGTGACAACTTCAAATGAATATATAAAGTACTTACCTATAGATAAAAATACATCTAATATGATTTCGCCAATTTTGGATTTTACCTCAAAACAAGGATTTATGTCAGACAGTAGTCATCTCCCTATATTGCCAATGTCAAATCAAACCCAAGTTTCAGAAGATAGAATTATGAATTCGGGTAAAAAAACAACAAAACGTTCTGTAAGTGAAACGAAAAAGAAATTTGTAGCATCGAGACAAAATTGGAAATGTGGAGATTGTCAGTCACAATTAACTGCTTGGTTTGAAGTAGATCATATAACTAGACTTGAATATGGCGGAAGTAACCACGTAGATAATTTAGTCGCTATGTGTCGCGAATGTCATGGTAAAAAAACAACAATGGAAAACCTATAATTGAGAACATGATACAATATTATATGTAATAAATATATAATATTCAAAATATGGAAAATACAGTAATAGGAAAGTATATAGTATCGTTATTATTTATCATATATTTGATATGGACGTTGGTTCAATCGTCGAATGATAGTAAATCATTAACAAGTAAATATAATAATTACATATTCCCGTTAGTTATTGGATTGTCAATACTAATACCCAGTGTTTTTTTAGGAAAAGAATCAATGAGTAATTTGTACTATACGGGACTAATTATAGGAACTATCTTGGCAGTGTTTGGGTCAGTACTATATTTTTATTTTACTGCTGCTGATTCGACATATTCGATATTTAATTATTTGCTATCGGGAATTATAACACTCGGATTTTTTGTTGGATTAGCAATTATATTTTACTTTTATAGTCATTATTTGAAAAGAAGTGAAGGCTGGGTTGGGTTTTTCGTTCATTTAATTTTTTACATACCATGTTTAATTATCGATTTTTATAATTATATCAAGCGCGAATTTGAATTAACTACCAATGTTGTTTATTATTTGTTTATGACTGAAATAGCATTAATCCTTTTATACAAATATGTCCCGATACTTATATCGAAAGTGTCCTTAAAACAGAGTATTCCATTGCTTAAAGATACCGTGTTTTTAGATATTGAAAATCCAATCGCAACTAGTTATGATTTGCGGTTTACCCAAGAAACGGATGACCCTAACTCTCCCATAGTATATCGTAATAATTATAGTCTATCTATGTGGATAATGGTAAATAACCATTCCGAAAATACTATTGCATATGCGAAAGAAACCCCAATTTTCAATTACGGCAATGGGGTTCCAAAAATAACATATAAAAAAAAGACCGAATTTGATGCGAAGGATACATTACATATCTATTTTACAAATGTTGGGGTAGATAAGGGATATACAGTAGAAATCGATACGCAAAAATGGAACCAGTTTGTATTTAATTATCGGTCTGATTCAGCCGATTTATTTGTAAATGGTGTTTTAGAGAAAACATTTTCATTTAATATTAAAATGCTACCAAAATATTCTCCTGACGATTTAATTGTGGTTGGTTCGACCGATGGCATAGATGGTGCCATATGTAATGTAGAGTATTACATAGGAAATCAAACCCGAGCACAAATAGCCAACTCTTATAATTTACTTGTAAAACAGAACCCACCTACGAATATTTTATAGAGGTATAAATATATAGAATGGAGACAACCACCATCGTTTTAATTGTAGTAATTATTGTTTTGTTATACATATTATATGCGTATTATAGTGACAGTGCTACGCAATTGGTTAAAACCGCCAGTTTATTAACACAAATACCTCCTATAAAGAAAATATCCCAACCGAATAATACACGTTTCGGTCATTCAGTATGGATTTATGTAAATACTTGGGACAATAATGTTGATAAAACTATTTTATCAAGAGATAAACAGTTTAGATTATATTTAGATAAACATTCTCCAACATTAAAACTAGACGTTTATATGAACGATGATACTAACGAAACTATGATGATCACTAATAATTTCCCCCTTCAAAAGTGGGTAAATATCATAATAAGTATGGATAATCAGTTTGTCGATTCATATTTAGATGGCAAATTAGTAAGATCACAACGTTTCTTCAAAGAAAATACAACTACTGCAGGAGTAGTGCCTGCAATGCCACCGGGTAAGGAAGTGGCATTATATTTAGGAAACAAAGACGACTCTAATAAGTTTGACGCATATGCCAGTTTATTGAAGCGTTGGACCTCTCCGGTAGATCCCAAAACTGCATGGGATACATACATGAAAGGAAATGGATCAAGCAGAATGGCTTCTGCATTAAGTGACATAGGCATAGATGTTTCTATATTACAAAATAAAGAAGAAATCCGAAAATATTCACTAATGTAAACGTATATTTATATAAACATAGTATATAAATATAATATGGCTGACGACAATCAATCCACGATAGATAACATTAGTAATACATATGAAAATGCGAAAGGGTCATTAACCAACACATTTGATGATTTTTCTACAAAGGCAACTGTAGGAGTAGCCGCAACATCTGGATTTTTAAATTCTAATACCTTAATCGCAAAATTCGCTTTTATTATCTTGGTATTAATAGTGTTTCTATTTCTTATAAATTTAGGTATATCCATTATCCATTATTTTACTCAAGCATCAACCGACCCTTATATTATTAAAGGTATGATATCGGGCAGTACTGCTATGGTAGTCGCTCAAGACCCAAAAAATGCTGAAAGTAAGCCGATATATAAATCAAATAATGAATCTGAGGGATTAGAGTTTACTTGGTCGACATGGTTATATATTAACGATCTAGGTAAAGATAGTAAAAAGTACCAGCACGTATTCAGTAAAGGAGATAATCAATTTGACCCAACAACCAATTTAGCAAGTGTAAATAACGCACCAGGAATGTATATCTCGCCTATGACTAATAAATTACACATTATTATGGATAGCGTAGATAGTAGCGATACTAATACAATCATTGATGTCGATAATGTTCCATTAAAGAAATGGTTCCATGTAGCAATCCGCGCTACGAACATAAATATAGATGTTTATGTAAATGGTATTGTAGTAAGTCGTTTAGAAATGTCGAACACACCAAAACAGAATTTCGGTGATGTTTATGTTTGTCAAAATGGTGGGTTTATGGGAAAACTTTCATCATTAAGGTATTTTAATAACGCATTAAATGTTTTTGAAATCAATAAGTTGGTAGCGAGTGGTCCGGATTTGACTAGTTTGGATGCTGACCCCAATGACAGTGGTTTCAAATATTTATCTAATTATTGGTATTCTTCAAAATACTAATTTCATAGTATATTATAAGTAATAATATACTATAGTATGGCAGATAATACATCTTTAAGTACAATATGCGCACAACGAAAAAAAAATATGCTATTTACAGTGCCCCCACCCCGAAATACCATTCTAGATAAATCGCCATATCCTACATATACGTCCTCGCAGTTAAATATGCGACGAAAAGCAGAAATATTGAAATATTCAGGAACCGTTCAAAACACGAAAACAAATAATCTTACAAAAAAACAACTCTATTCACAGATTATGCGAGGTCGCAATGGTGTCAGAACAACTCCAAATAATACCGAAAATGATAACCAATGTGCTACAGATACTATCATATATACATCTAGTAGTGCATCGGGAGTACCTGGACCAAGTATAGATTTATATCTAGATAACAATATCCCTTTGTATAATTATGCGAGTAACCCTAATTCGGGTGGTATTGGAGAAAATGTTACTACTGATAAATGGTTGATTCGATATACGGATAAAAATACTTACGTAAATGACAATGATATGAAAATATTGCTATCAATAAATATTACAGATATTATAGATGAATATAACTTCATTTATAACATAAGTGTTCCGATTGGATTTACAATATCAGGTAGAAAGAAACGCACTGAAGATAATTTAAATGCGTATAACAATTTATCACTTAAACTTGATACAACATTCAATGAACCAATTGAATTTTTCGTTAAATATAATAGTGCGTTTGTAACAACCACTACAAACAAAATTATATCATATGTTTCAAATGGTAATATAACTGATTTTTCATTTAATGTTGTTGATAACGCATCTACATTCACAGCCACATTATATACAGGAATATTAAATATTTCCAATGTGGAATTGTTTACTGAACCTGGTTATACTTACGACATGTATGTAAAACCACATCTAAACATCAATATTGGCGATGATAATATAACAAGTGACTTTGAACTTGATTACGATATCAGTTACGGATTATTACTCAACCTACCAAACGGTCTTACGTCGGATGTTTCAAACTGTGAAATATTAACAGAACCGAGCAATAAAGTGTATACCCCTATATCCCTAACTTCAGTGTAGTTGGTATCATTGTAATACAATACAAAACGTTATTGTATTACGATTTAATGTGTTTTTATACTTTTTAAGGGATGTTGGGGTATTTTCGGAGGAATATTAGAGGTTTGTATAGGATTCATACACATTTCACGAGAACCATATACCTGACCCGACATACATTTCGACGCATCAGAGACAGAAACGCATCCTCTACGTCCATTTTGTTCGCCTACCAAACACCAGGTTGTTTTTCCCGAAGATATAGTATTCTGTATGGGACTTTCAGCATTATCCGCAATTGGTCCACTGCTTACCATATCTAATTCACTACGTGTATTTATATTTATAGATCCTTTACTCGCGTCCTTTAGTAAATTCCCAACAGATTGAAGTGTTCCCTCGGCTATGTCAACTCCCGCACGAGCAACATCGGATGTAACGTCTGCGGATTTATTTATCAAAGTTCCTGCTGTATATCCAAATATAGCGAAGATTTGAGAAATTAACGGTTTAAAAATGTCGAACACCTTCTGAAATATATTACCAATAACAATAAACAGATTTATGCCTAAAAGGGATAAAATTAATAAAGCCGATAAAATTACGATAAAAAACGTTTTATTATCACCACTAGATGTAATTGAAGTAGGTGAAATTGAATTTGATGAAACTGACATAGACTCCATATTTAAACTATAATATACTATACAAAACTATTTTATTTAGTGGTTCGTTTGCTTTCTTCTTATATAATGTTATTTTATTGTAAATGGGAATATTCAATATGCTTGAAATGTTGTTTTTTGTTAGTTTAGGTATAACTTTTGTAATGATTGTATTTTTAGTCTATCAATTTAGACAGAAATTTACTGCTTTAGAACATAAATGTGACACCATGTTTGAAATAATTAATAATATGGTAAAAGAAATGAATAATCGGACGTCATTAATGGATGTTGCACGATTCACACCGAACAATTTAGTATTAAATCCACCAACTTCTCATTACAATGGTGAAAATGATACACACAAGTTACTTGTTTCAGATAGTGATGAGGAAGACAGTGATGAGGAAGACAGTGATGAAGAAGGAAGTAGTGAATATGAAAGTAGTGACGACGAAAGTAGTGACGACGAAGGTATGATTATACCTGATACATTCGAAATCAATGAACCGGTTAGAATAATTAACGTCGACATAACCAATATAGACAATGAGATAACTCAAATAGACGAGATTCAAGAATCAAACCCTGTATCAGACACAGAACCAATGAATGAAACTGAACGGATTATTGAAGAAAGTGAACCAATTCATGTAGAGAAACTAACTGAATCAACTTTAGAGAATATTGATGAAGGTGATGTAGGGTCGGATAAAATGGATGTATATCGCAAGATGAACATAACCGCATTAAGAGCACTTGTTATCGAAAAAGGTTATATTACTGATACTCTAAAAATGAAGAAGGCAGAATTATTAAAGTTACTAGAAACATCTGCATAATCAATAAAATAATTTCACATATATAATATATAACAGTTTAGTATATTATAATGTTTTCTCCTTCATCGACTCCATTTCAATCAGTTGATTGTGCATATCCAGTCATTAAAGAGACAGTACCTGAATCCGCAAGAGGATATACAACAAATAATAAATATCCTGGCTTTCCACCGTTAATGAATGATGGTCGGTCGATAACAGCAACATGGCAACCCGAATCGTCAATTAACGCAGATTTAATTGAAAATTCTGGGATTAAGTCTAACTGGCAGTATCGTAAATATTTAACCGAAAACGCAAAAAAAATAATGGAATATAACTTCCGCGAATCATCAAATGATACCGGTTATTACAAACGCCCAATAGATATTCCAAGCATTCAAACAAATGAGGTTAAGGGATTTAATAATAGCCCTTACTTATATTCGTCGACAATCGATCCGGTAAAACCATTCGGTCATTCTAATAGTGACTTGAAGAATTTATATATGTCTAGAGAACAGTTAGCGTCGCGTCAATATGCACCAATCGTATCTACTGTAAATACAAAGACCAAATAATTGTTACGGATGTACCCGTCGATCCGGCATAAAGATTGATCTTGCCATCATCAATACAATGATAATGCTGAAGACGATGATACTAATTCCTTCCATTTTTTATCTAGTTATCATATTCATAATTGATATACCTATTTTCAATTTTACTATAAGTGTTTGACGTTCCAAATAATATAAATCAACCCGTTTATATTATTTATAATATCATATGAGAGTGATTAGTTTTGATGTAGGAATAAAAAACATGGCATATTGCGTAATTGAATGTAACAATGATGCTGTACTTATAAACGAATGGGGTGTATTAAATTTAATGGATGATGATATTGTGTCTCACAATTGTGAATGTATGAATATTCCCAAAAGTAAAAAGACATCTCCAAAAGAGTGTACGAAAAAGGCAAAATATATAAAACATGGTAAATATTACTGTGAAAAACACGCAGAAGCATGTTCTCAATATATTATTCCAACAAAGCAACATTCAACGACATCTTTAAAAAAATTAAAATTAGATGAATTAATAGCGCGAGGAAACGAGAATTTGGTATTTTTGAACGTCAGTGATGTAAAAAAACTAAAAAAACCAATTGTTCTCGAATTGTTATTAGAATATTATAAACAGAAATGTTTCGAAGTTGTTACGACTAAAAAAAAACGAACAGCAGGGGAGACGGATCTAATAAGTGTTGGTAAAAAGATGAAGGACCAATTGAATAACTTGAATAATATAGGCGATATACAGCATGTGGTGATTGAAAATCAAATTTCTCCTATTGCAACACGAATGAAAACAGTACAGGGTATGTTAGCACAGTATTTTATAATGATTAAAGATGATATATCTATAGAATTTGTTTCTTCATCACATAAACTGAAACAATTTTCAGAATTTAATTTGGATAAACGAGAACAAACAGATTCCGAAATCACATTAGATAATACACGAACAAATCCTAATTATAAAAAACACAAATTAGATGGTGTATACTATTGTTCTCGGATGATAGATGCGAATGAAGATATGATTGAATGGAAAGAATCATTGAATACAAAGAAGAAGGATGATTTGGCCGACTCATTTTTACAAGGAATTTGGTATTTAAAACACAATAATATAATAACATATGCGGAGGATTTAAAAATAAATATTGTATAAATATCATAATACAATGGAAGTTATCGATTTAGGTGCATTGAATGAAATTGAGGACCTACCTAGCGTCCATCCATCAAGAAGTGGTTCATCGTTGGGTAATGGAATCGAACTTTTAATGAATGAAAATAAAATGCCATCCGCAAATGTTGATTTAAATTTAGGAGAATTAAATAACCTTGAATCTGAATTAAATGAACTATCCGGACATACTACCCCGACGCCAAGTCAGGATACAAAATCAGTTTCCGGGATTACCTCTAATTTGTTTGGATTTGGGAAAACTGAAGATGAACCGTCGGATTCTCACCTTGGAAAAGCAACTAGTGAAAGTAATGGTGCAAGTAAGACATGGGACGGTTTTAGTAAGATGAATGAAATGCCACTTGATGATGATATTAAAGTAAACACAACGATGTCTGACCGTGAAAAACGTAGAAAAAAAAGGGCAATGTTGAAAAAATTAGACGACTGGTACGAAAAAGGTGCTATAAAACATAATTCTAGATTTACATTAGATTCAGATTTTGACGAGATTGAAGACGAATATGAAACTGCTCTCGAGGATAAACGTAAGAAGGACAGCGTTAAATTACAAGGGTGGTGGTTTATGACATTTATTAATTCAATGGAATATGCGAATACGGTATTTAACCCATTTGACCTGAATCTAGATGGATGGGGCGAACAGGTGAATGAAGATATTGATAGTTACGAAGAACTCTTTATGGAACTTCATGACAAATACAAAGGAGGTAAATTAGCACCCGAAATTTCTCTTCTCCTCCGCGTAGGATTTAGTGCGGCTGTATTGAACTTTTCGAATAAAGCACTTTCATCGGCTACACCCGCATTCAATGACGTAATTAAACAAAGTCCGGAATTGATGAAAATGTTTACAAACGCAACTGTAAACAGTATGAGCGAACAATCGCCTGGATTTGCGATGGCTAATAACCTAATGCAGGAAAATGATAATCGTCCACGTGGGCCTCCTCCGCCCGCTTCTGTAGAAACTCAAAATTTACCCCCACAGGCTCGACCTGGTATGGTTTATACAAATAACGCACCTGCGAATAGACCCGATATTAATGCGAGCAGAGGTACTATGTTTAGAGAAGAAGGTGTAAATATGCAAAGCGAACAAAATTTTAATGAACCAGTAAAAAGTATGCGTCCACCACCTCAACGCCAAGAAATGAAAGGACCGCAATCAAGTGATATCGACAANATATTATCCGGTCTAAAAACACGTAATGTAAATATTCACGAAAACGCCCCNNCACAGTCTTCGCAGGTTATGTCTGCTGACGAAGACTCTGTAATATCGATATCCTCATTGAAAGACATTCAAAATTCGAATATGCCAAAGCGTTCCCGTAAAAAAAATACTTCCAACAAAAACACTATTTCATTAGACATTTAAATAATCATGACGAGTTTCATAAAATATTTGGTAATTTATGAAATATTTGAACCCATTCATTATTGTTCTTATACGTAACAATATAAAGTTTACATATTGTTATTATATAGATGAATTGGATTTTTGAAGTATATAAAATAATTGATTCATTTATTATGTTTAATGTGTCATACTTAATAGAATCAACCAATTATGTAATAAATGAAATATATCATTTAGATTACAATAATATTGCCACTAAAATTTTTCTTTCCTACGTGGAAACCAAAGTAAGGTTAAATAGATGTGGAAACTATATTTACGCAAACAACCATAATATTCGATATGTATATGATTGGGGCGTGTATGGTATAAGATATACCCGTGCGGTTATTAATAACTATAAAATAGAACCAAAAGAAAACTATTGGATATCACTGTCGATAATGTTTAAAAATAATGATACGTATGTAACTAACAGTTCATCAATTTTAGAAGATTATAAATTAATTAATTCACCACAACCATCATCAGATTCTATCAATGATGAATATTGTTTGAAATATTTTTGTGAAACCGCAAAGTCGATCGCTGAAACTAGCGACCATATAGACGAAACAATGATTACGCTGAAGTTACCAAATTCTACATTAACCCGTACATTTAAGCCAGTTAACAATATCAATAATAATAACGATATAGAATATTCTAAAACCAAGTCGAGTGTATCATTATTGTCA